GATGATGCGACGGCGGCGGTAAGCCGGGTCCGCCAGATTCTGCGGATCTTCATCCGGCAGGCGACGCAGGGTCATCTGCGGATTCACCTCATGCTTCGGCTTGACATATCCCGGCGTAAATTCAGAGGTGGAGCCGCCACGGGAACGGATAACCTCACCGGAAACAATCGGCGAAACGTACAGCGCCATGTTTACCAGTCCCGGAATTTGTGAGAGATAGACTTTCTCCGTAGTGAAGGGATAGCTCTCACGGAAAAAGAGACGCAGAAACAGCGGATCAAACTTAAATTTCTGCTCATTTGCCGCCAGCAGCTGGGCGGTTGTGTACATCGACATAAAAAAATCCCGTAAAAAAAGCCGCACAGGCGGCCTTTAGTGATGAAGGGTAAAGTTAAACGATGCTGATTGCCGTTCCGGCAAACGCGGTCCGTTTTTTCGTCTCGTCGCTGGCAGCCTCCGGCCAGAGCACATCCTCATAACGGAACGTGCCGGACTTGTAGAACGTCAGCGTGGTGCTGGTCTGGTCAGCATCAACCGCCAGAATGCCAACGGCAGCACCGTCGGTGGTGCCATCCCACGCAACCAGCTTACGGGTGGAGGTATCCAGCATCAGCGGGGTCATTGCAGGCGCTTTCGCACTCAATCCGCCGGGCGCGGTTGCCGTATGTGCCGGGTCACTGTTGCCCAGCGGCTGGTAATGGGTAAAGGTTTCTTTGCTCGTCATAAACATCCCTTACACTGGTGTGTTCAGCAAATCGTTAACGGCATCAGATGCCGGGTTACCTGCAGCCAGCGGTGCCGGTGCCCCCTGCATCAGACGATCCAGCGCAGTGTCACTGCGCGCCTGTGCACTCTGTGGTGCAGCTGCCAGAATGCGGCGGGCCGTTTCCACGGTCATACCGGGGGTTTCGGCCAGCACGCGTGCCTGTTCTTCGCGTCCGTGAGCCTCCACACAGTTGAGGATCCCCATAATGCGACTGTTTTCTGCCGCAACCGCTGCGGTGATCTGCGCGTTCACGTCCGGCTGTGCAGCGCTGGCGTTCTCGCCCTCCGTCGCTTGCACCACGCCAGTAACGTCAGCCTGCGAAGCAGTGGCTGAAACAGTTGTTGATTGAGTCTCTTTGGTCATTCGCCCTCCTGAGAGACGGGATTTACGTGCATCCAGTGCATCACGCATGACGGTGATCGCATCGGTACTGTTAACAAGTTCATCAGCCAGTCCGGCATCAATGGCCTCCTGACCGCTGTACACTGCAGCCTCGGTATCCAGCACAGCCTGCACGGACAGGCCGGTATATGCCGACACCTTCTGTGCAAACATCCGGCGGGTTGCATCCATCCGGGACTGCAGTGTTTCCCGGACATCATCCGGTAGATGGCTGTAGGGGTTGCCATCCACCTTATGGCTGCCGCTGTAAATCAGCGTGATTTCCACGCCCTGTTTCTCCAGTGCAGCGCCGTAATTACTGTGAGCCATCATGACGCCGATGGAGCCTGTCCGGGCGGTCTGCGTGACCAGACGCCGGGAGGCGGCACTGGCAAGCAGCTGACCTGCACTGCAGTTCATGTCGTTGGCCAGCGCCCATACCGGCTTTATGTCACGCATACGGGCGATGATGTCAGCGCAGTCAAATNAGCCTGTTGCAGACGGGCGATAATGCCGTTGTAACCGGTCATCCCCGAATACGGCTGCAGCGCTCGCGTCCGACTGACCAGCGTGCCGGACACCGGCAGCACGGCGATGCCGTTCATGACCTGATAACTGCGGGCCTGTCGTGGTCCGTCATCATCAACGGATAACGCCAGCGCCGCGGGTGCCTCTCCGGCAGTCAGGCTGTCGCCGGATACCGCATCCGTCAGGCGGCTGATCCCAAGCTGGCCTGCAAGCGCACAAAAGAAAACCCGCGCATAGGCGGGTTCAAGCATCAGCGGCTCATTAAAGGCCATACTGGCAATATGCGGGAGATTACGCAGCTCTGCTGTCACTCTTCTCCTCCTCTGTTGATTGTCGCAGCCCGGATTCAAATGCCGCAGCCGCCCAGGTGGGCGGTTTAAGACCGGCTGCACGGCGCTCCATCGTTTCACGGACCTGCTGGGCAAAAATTTCCTGATAGTCGTCACCGCGTTTTGCGCACTCTTTCTCGTAGGTACTCAGTCCGGCTTCTATCAGCATCACCGCTTCCTGTACTTCTTTCAGACCATCGATGGCCATACGACCGGAGCCTATCCAGTCGCAGTTCCCCCAGGCACTTCGGGCTTCCTGAAAACTGAAGCGCGCTTTTGAAGGTAACGTCACCACGCGGCGAGCGATGGCCTCTTCCAGCCAGCACAGAAACATCTGGCTCGCCTGACGGGATGCGACGAATTTTCGCCGCCCCATAAAGTACGCCCACGACTCGTTCGCACTGGCCCGTGCCGTGGAGTAGCTCATCTGGGCGTAATTCCGGGAAAGCTGCTCATACGAGACACCCAGCCCGGCAGCGATATACCGCAACAGTGACTGCTCAAACACGGAGTAGCCGTTATCCGTGTCCTGAGCCGTCTGCAGGTTCAGTGAGTCCCCCGGCATCAGGTGCGGCACTTTTGCGCCTCCCAGACGGACCGGTGCTGCGGCGTAATACGCGGCAATTTCACCAATCCAGCCNATGGTGGCGGCATACATCGCCTTCACAATGGCGCTCTGCAGCTGCGTGTTCTGCAGCGTGTCGAGCATCTTCATCTGCTCCATCACGCTGTAAAACACATTTGCACCGCGGGTCTGCCCGTCCTCCACGGGTTCAAAAACGTGAATGAACGAGGCGCGCCCGCCGGGTAACTCACGGGGTATCCATGTCCATTTCTGCGGCATCCAGCCAGGATACCCGTCCTCGCTGACGTAATATCCCAGCGCCGCGCCGCTGTCATTAATCTGCACACCGGCACGGCAGTTCCGGCTGTCGCCGGTATTGTTCGGGTTGCTGATGCGCTTCGGGCTGACCATCCGGAACTGTGTCCGGAACAGTCGCGATGGGCTGGTATCCCAGGTGGCCTGAACGAACAGTTCACCGTTAAAGGCATGCATGGCCACACCTTCCCGAATCATCATGGTAAACGTGCGTTTTCGCTCAACGTCAATGCAGCAGCAGTCATCCTCGGCAAACTCTTTCCATGCCGCTTCAACCTCGCGGGAAAAGGCACGGGCTTCTTCCTCCCCGATGCCCAGATAGCGCCAGCTTGGGCGATGACTGAGCCGGAAAAAAGACCCGACGATATGATCCTGATGCAGCTGGATGGCGTTGGCGGCATAGCCGTTATTGCGTACCAGATCGTCCGCGCGGGCATTGCCACGGGTAAAGTTGGGCAGCAGGGCTGCATCCACACTTTCACCCGGTGGATTCCACGCCCGCAACTGCCCACCAAATCCGCTGCCACCGCCGTGATAACCGGCATATTCACGCAGTGATGTCATGCCGTCCGGCCCCAGAAGGGTGGGAATGGTGGACATTTTCATACATAAAATCCTGCAGGTCCCCTGCGTCGCTGTGTCATGCCGGTCTGCACTTCCAGCTCAGCAATGTATTTTTTCAGGTCAGACACGGAAGTGGTCGTAAACTCCACTCGCCGTCCGTCTTTCTGTACCGTTGCCACCCGTTTTCCTGTCATCAGATCATGCAGTGCCGCACGGGCAGCGGCAAGTTCTTCCTGTCGCGTCATTCATCCTCTCCGGATAAGGCACGGGCGTAATCTGCCAGTGTTTTCTTGTTGGTTGCTGCACCATCCTCTTCCTGCAGGCTCGCCAGCAGTGCGCTGAGATCCAGCTGCCAGCGGGAAATACTGATGCGCAGCGCCGCCAGCGCATAAACGAAGCAGTCGAGTGCCTCATTGCGTCGCTTTTTGCTGTCCCACAGTATTTTTTTCCTGCCATCCACCCATTTTTCGACCTGCTCTTCAGCAGTCAGCTGCTGCGCTTCGGTCAGATCAAAAATATCCGGGTTATTCGGGAAGTGAACGGCACCGGGAAGCGGTTCATCCCCTTCCGGCGTCAGTGTGAAGCGGTTATAAATCTGCTCTTTCGCGGTATCCGTACCGATTTCGGTAAGGTAAACCCCGTTTTTGTTTCGCTTACGTGGCATGCTGGCCACCGGCTTTCCGTAGACGGATGCCCCTTTAATGGGGATCACCCGGAACAGCCCATGTTTTTTCGAGCGTTCATACACAATGGTCGGGTCAATCCCGCCAGTATCCCAGCAGATACGGGATACCGACATTTCTGCACCATTCCGGCGGGTATAGGTTTTATTGATGGCCTCATCCACACGCAGCAGCGTCTGTTCATCATCGTGGCGGCCCATAATAATCTGCCGGTCAATCAGCCAGCTTTCCTCACCCGGCCCCCATCCCCATACGCGCATTTCGTAGCGGTCCAGCTGGGAGTCGATACCGGCGGTCAGGTAAGCCACACGATCAGGAACGGGCGCTGAATAATACTCTTTCCGCTCTGCCATCACTTCAGCATCCGGACGTTCGCCGATTTTCGCTTCCCACGTCTCACCGAGCGTGGTGTTCACGAAGGTTTTACGTTTTCCCGTATCCCCTTTCGTCTTCATCCAGTCTTTGACAATCTGCACCCAGGTGGTGAACGGGCTGTACGCCGTCCAGATGTGAAAGGTCACACTGTCAGGCGGTTCAATCTCTTCACCGGATGACGAAAACCAGAGAATGCCATCACGGGTCCAGATCCCGGTCTTTTCGCAGATATAACGGGCATCAGTAAAGTCCAGCTCCTGCTGACGGATGACGCAGGCATTATGCTCACAGAGATAAAACACGCTGGAGGGGTCATCCGGCGTCCATTTGAGGCCAAACGGCGTCTCTTTATCGCCAAATTTAAGGTACTGCTCCTCCCCGCAGTGCGGGCAGGCAACATGAAAACGCATAAAATGCGGGGATTCACTGGCTGCACGCTCAATCTGACAGGTGCCTCTCACTTTGGGCGTGGAGCCACGGATGGACTTTGGCCAGACCGAGCCTTCAATACGCTTATCGCCCAGGAACGTCGGAGAGCCTTCCTGTTCAATATCCTCATCAAAGGCAGCAAGTTCATCATAACCCGCCACATCCACCGACTTTTCACGGTAGTTTTTTGCCGCTTTACCGCCCAGGCACCAGAAGCCACGACCATTGGTGAAACGCTTCATGGTGAGCGTGTTATCCCGGTGCTTTTTGCCATACCACGGAGCCAGCGCCAGCAGCGACGGAATATCACGGATGGTTGGCTCAACGTGAGTTTTCATGAAGTTCTCGGCATCACCATCCGTCGGCAACCAGATAAGTGTGTTGCGTTGCTTATGCTCTATGAAGTAGGCATAAACACCCAGCAGCATTTTGGAATAACCGACACGGGCAGACTTCACCACATTCACCTCACGGATGTAGTCGCTGCCCATCGCATTCATGATGGCCCGCTGAAAGGGCAGTGTTTCCCAGCACCCTTCCTGGTATGCGGATTCTTTCGGGAGATAGTAATTAGCATCCGCCCATTCAACGGCAGTCTGTGGCTCCGGCCTGAACAGTGAGCGAAGCCCGGCGCGGACAAAATGCCGCAGCCTGTTAACCTGACTGTTCGATATATTCACTCAGCAACCCCGATATCAGTTCATCCAGCGCGGCTGCTTTGTTCATGGCTTTGATGATATCCCGTTTCAGGAAATCAACATGTCGGTTTTCCAGTTCCGGAAAACGCCGCTGCACCGACAGGGGGATCCCGTCGAGAATACTGGCAATTTCACCTGCGATCCGCGACAGCACGAAAGTACAGAATGCGGTTTCCACCACTTCAGCGGAGTCTCTGGCATTTTTCAGCTCCTGTGCGTCGGCCTGCGCACGCGTAAGTCGATGGCGTTCGTACTCAATAGTCCCTGGCTGGAGATCTGTCTCGCTGGCCTGTCGCAGTTCTTCAACCTCCCGGCGCAGCTTTTCGTTCTCAATTTCAGCATCCCTTTCGGCATACCATTTTATGACGGCGGCAGAGTCATAAAGCACCTCATTACCCTTCCCACCGCCTCGCAGAACGGGCATTCCCTGCTCCTGCCAGTTCTGAATGGTACGGATACTCGCGCCGAAAATGTCAGCCAGCTGCTTTTTGTTGACTTCCATTGTTCATTCCACGGACAAAAACAGAGAAAGGAAACGACAGAGGCCAAAAAGCCCGTTTTCAGCACCTGTCGTTTCCTTTCTTTTCAGGGGGTGTTTTAAATAAAAACATTAAGTTACGAAGAAGAAGAACGGAAACGCCTTAAACCGGAAAATTTTCATAAATAGCGAAAACCCGCGAGGTCGCCGCCCCGTAGCCTGCCGGATCGCCGGAAAGGACCCAATAAGTGATAATAATTATCATTTATATAAATACCATCACACATCCCACGTACACCATAAAACCACGACAAATAATCAATTTTGTCCAAGTCATGCATTAATTGATCTGTGTCAACTTAACGTAAAGACATCTTAAGACAATACAAATCAGCAGCACTGAACACGGAAAAACACAATGTCATCAAAAAATAAAGCTTCCCAAACCAGATGATTAATCAAATCCATATTGCCCTTGAACGTAAGGGATCGGGTAATTTTTCGGCATGGGTTATTGAAGCCTGCAGGAGAAGGCTGGCAACAGATGCAAAGCACCTGCGCCCGGCCAGCATGAAAAATAACGAGAAATGAACGTTCGGTTACAGGAACCGGTAGCTACTGTCTTCTAACAATATTTCATCTTCATATCCGGCGAAACAAGACTTTACCCTGCAGGGATGTACTGAATAGCAACAGAGTGATAATTAACTTCTGATAAAATAATCAGGGTGCTGAAGGACTAAAGATAAATGTTTTCTTCACGCCTTTACGCGGCTTGTCCTTCTCAAATCGCCATTTTGCCATCGCCTTTACAACCTGCTCATCAAACAGATGGTGCGGCTCTGAACGGATAAACTCAATTCGGGTGACAGTACCATCAGCACCAATATCAAACTTCACATCAACCCGTCCCTTTATATAATTTGCCGCGGCATAGGCCGGATATTGTGGTAATGCCTTAACCAACTGTCGAGGCATATCTGTTTTATGTTGCGTACAGCCCATAACCAAAGAAGACAACAAAATAATTAACGGAAGATTTCTTTTCATTCTTATTCCCGGCATAGATAAGAATAAGTCTTATTCTAACAATGCAGCCCTGTCGGTCATCAATCCTCTGCTTAATGGCAATGACAATTATCCGACTTAAATCACAAATCAGACACATGACATAACAGAGTTTGCGAGGTAACACATCGTCCGGTTTCTTCCACCATCGCACCGGACCAGCGACCATGAGGGGACAACGCCGCGCTCCGTTAACACGGTAAACCCCGGTGTGTATCGTTTTTGATTATCCCCGCACACTCGCGCAGAGGAGTCTCCCTCTCGGGCTGTGGTCTCTGTTGATGCGGGAATACGGCGACGATACAGTGCATAGTTATGTCAGGCTAAAATGCCTTTATCAAATCTGGGTAACGCAATCTGCCATTGTTGGCTCCGGTTGTGGTGATGATGTCAAGCAAGCCCATCTTGACTATCTCAACTAGTCGATTCATGACATATGTCACATTTATACCAACCAGATCATTGCGTTGAGTTTACAACTCAATAATTCTTGGTTGGACGTCAAGTTTTGACGGTATTCGGGTGGCAGTTGATAGCAATCTTGGAACCGTCCACCTAATAGCTGCTTGTGTGGCGTTTAAATTGTGGAGTGCTCGCAACAGAACTTTTCTTTCTTGTTTGCGAGCGATGTTTAGCAACTTTTAAGAGAGTTAAGTCATGGAGTTTTTGAAAGAGCATCATTTGCCTTCAATAATTTTTGGAATTTTTTCCGCCATTTTTTGGATTATTTCATGTTTTGCATCTTCCAAAGAACACCCACCAAAAACGGAACAAGGCAGTTTCTCATCACTGGGTTGTTTTAAAGCCATTGAAATACAAAGTAAATGGAATAAACGGGCTGCTTTTTGCGCAGCGTTAGCTGTTCTTGCTCAAGTATTTAGCTTTTAGTTTCAAAAGTGTAAATCAGAACCACTCGTATAGCGGGTGGTTCTCTGTTTTATTCGTGTTGCGACTAAAACTAACTAAAATCACGCATATAAAAGATAATGGGAAAATTATCGCTATCATCGAAGGCATTGCGTCCTAATGTACTCCTGCAAGTAGTTAACCTGCGCGGTTATCCTGTCGATTCCACTTCGGAGACGGTAATAATTGAGTTCAGCATCTGCTGTAAGTCCTGGGGTTTCTCCATTGCCCATGCCGCTGGCTCCGGTCGTTGACTTTGCACAGGTGGCGGCGACTTGCAGGCGCTTACGCCCAGCAGAAACATCAGCACGGAGACTTTCGATAGTCGCATTAGCATCAGCAAGCTCCTTTGTGTATCTGGCGTCAAGTTCTGCTACATCACGTTGCCGCTTCTGCATATCAGCGATGATGGATGTGGCTTTATCGCGCTGCTCTTTGTAGGCGATGGCGTTATCACGGTAATGATTAACAGCCCATGAAAGGCAGACGATGAGGCAGATGACCAGAACGTAGATAATCGCGGTTACTCTGCTCATTGTTGCCCCCACAAACAGACTTCACGCTCAATCTCACGGCGAGTCATCAGCCCTTTCCATTGCTTACCGCCAGCGTATGTCCAGCGCCGTAGCTGATCACATGCGCCTTTGATAT